GCTGAACCGTGCCGGTGCCGATTGCCATCGCTGAACCAGCGACAAAGGCGATCTGCGCGCCAGCCTGTCGGCCAACCGTGCCGAGGATGTCAAAGCCCGCGTCGCGGACAAGTTCAGCCGACAAAAGTGTCAGGCTGGCGATCTTGTTCGCATAGAGGGTGATTGACGAGATCGTCGGATCGGCTGGGGTGATTGTTGAACCTTCGGTCACGAAAGCGGCTGACTGGTTCGCCGTCACGCGTGGCAGAGTGATCTGCTCGCCCGTGGTCGTGCGAAGTTTCGTCGCCCCGTCGTAGATCGGGTTGCCCTCAGTCAACGCGACGACAACGAAGTCGGCGAATGTGACTGGGACGGTTGCGGATGCTGATGCAAGAGCGCGGATCTCAAACTGAGCGCGTCGCTTCTCGCCGGTGGCGATTGCCCGAAGGACATCGCTATCGTTGTCAGCCTTGACTGCATTCTCAACCTTGAGTGCGCGCTCTGCGAGTGCGCCGATCTTCTCACTGCGCTCTTCAGCGGCAGCAACCTGATCCATCTTGGCCTTGCGTGCAGACATTGAATCGTTCAGGCTCGTCCAGCGAGCCTCTTCCTCTGCGGAAAGTTCGCGCTTCTCGTCAGCCGCACGATTGAGGAGGGACTTAGCCTCTTCCCAGTCGTTTCGGTACTGCTCGTGAAGCGTCTTGGTGATGTCAGACATTGGTCTAACTCCTTACGCTATCTGGTTTGGGGTTGATTGCGTCATCGGTGGTGCGTCCAGCGGTGGTGCCGTGAGGCCCTCGTGCTGCGCCCTAGCGAATCTGCTGTTCCAGTTTGGCAAGTGCCAACTGGCGCTCACGAACAGAGAGAGGTACGAGCCGCTCATCGGCTTCCTCTGGCTCCGTTGTAGTCTCAGGTTCAGGCCGAAGATCAGGACTGATCTTGCGGATTGCGAGGTCAAGCGTTGCGGCTGAATCCGCATCGGGTGCTCCCGCGAGAAGTGCGTCAAAGGCACGCATCAGGGTTGAGGCGTCAATCTCGGTGCGCTCAGAGAGCGAGCGGACTGCGCCCAAGCCGATGGTGGCTGGGTAGGCTGGCTGGTTGCCGGTCAGGAGGCTGACTTCGTGCAGACGGATGTTCCGCAACTCACGCACGCCGTTCTCGTTGTAGGTATCGCCCTTATTTGGCACGGAGAAGCCGAAGGACATTCCCATCGCAGCACCGTCTCGGCGCAGCATTGCGGCGAGGTCGGAGGCGAAGGTCACCTCTGGGTTCAGGGAGACGCGCACCTTGAGGCCGCGATCATCCTCTTCAAGATTTAGCGTGCCGGTCTTGGTTGAACCGAGGAAATACTTAGCATCGTGATCCTGAAGCGCCTTGACTTCCCAATCGCCACGCTCGGCGGCAGCCACGCTCTTTGAGAACGCGCCTGGCTTGATGATCTCCCGCGTGCTCAGCCCTTCGGCTTCGGAGTTGAAGATAGCGGCATAGCCCGTAAAGGTGTGCCCATCGCCCTCAGCGCGGATCTCCGTTTGGAACTGTCGGTACTCAATCGCCATTTTCGGTTTCTCCTTACGCTCGGCGTTTTGGACGATGTTGTCCGCCCACCGCTTACCCGCGTCGCCGCCCCATAGCGCCCACGCGATCCTGCCAGCGGACGGATAGCCGTCTTCGCCGGTGTTGAATCCTTGACCTTGCTTGTCCACCTCGTGTCGTGCGAAGTAGGAGCGCATCCGCACCACCGTCTCAAACGGCAGGTTGCGCCCATTCACGATGTCGCGTGCGCGAGCCACGCCCACGAGGGTGCCGCCGCGTCCGAACTCAGCGCGCCAATCTAGGCCGCGCTTCGCCTCTTCCTGCATCGCCTCTGTCGGCATATAACCGTCAGGGTCAATCGGAGCGCGCTCTTCCTGGTCATCCTCGTCGTCCTCGTCGTCGTCCTCGTCCTCGCGCGGCTGCCAAGCATTGCAGTAATATGCGCCGCTGACATAATCGTCCCAGCGCTCGCACCACGCCTTGTCGCCCTGGATATCGTCCTCGTTGTAGAAGGCGCAGTTGCCGCAGGCGCGACCTTCAGGCACATCCTCGGCGAGTGCGGGTCGGTAGTTATCTGGCAAGGCGCGCTCGCCGCCAGGCTCAATGCCTTCAGCCTGCGAGATCGCGACCATCTGCGAGATGGCGTCCTCTTTGGTGGTGTGGCAGCCCATCACTTCGCCGTCCTGCTTGACGACTGCCCAGCCGCTGCACTGCTCACTGTCATCCGTGATGAAATATGGCATTACGGATCAACCTGAAAATCGTAGACATCCAGCACGGTGTCGGCAGCGTCAGAGATGGCATAGAGCACATCACCATTGCCGATCTTGAGCGTGGTGATCGCGCCTTTGGAAATCTCAAATCCCGTCGTGGTCGTGACGGCTGCGCCGCCAACCCAGATGTTCTTGTTCGCGCCAAGTTCCATCGTGATCTCGTGGATGTTCTTCGCAGACGCGGTAGCGATTGCCGCCGCTGCCGTGCCGATGCTGTATTGCTGCGCTCGAAAGGTCATCCCTGATTCTCAATCGGCTGCACGGTGACTGGCGCTGCGCCGGTATGCGCTACCCGAATGCCAACTAGCCGTGCTGCGTCGGCAGGCGAGAAGCCAGCCTGCACGAGTTTGGCCACGATATCAACTTTGGTTGACAACAACGCAGTCTCCGCATCGGCTTCGTTCAATGGCATCCGGTAAGAGTCGCCAGACTCAATCGGGCCGTAGTCTTCAAATTTTCTAATGTCGTTGACATTAAGCCATCCTTCTTGTAGCCCGACGCGGTACGTATCATATCGGTCCTTCGTGGTGCCGCGCAGGATAGAATCCATTGAGAACTTGACGAACGCATCTGGCAAGAGGATCAGCGTGCTCAGCGGGCGTTCAACCATCTCTACGAGTGGGCGCAGCGTGTATTGCACGAAGGCAAGGTTCTGCTGTTCCACGCTGTTGTAGGACATCGCGCCTGGCGTCGTAACCTGCAAGAGATTCGGCGGAATACGGAAAATGCGACAAATCTCTTCGGTCGTGAACTGGCGTGAGGCGAGGAGTTGTGCGTCTTCAGGCCGGAAGGTGAGGGCCTTAAAAGTCGCGCCGCCCGTAAGCACGCCCGGCGTGTGCATATTCTGCCCGCTGTGATGGCGCGCCCAACCAGCCTTTAACGCTTCACCCTGCTCTTTGGTCAGGTCGGTCGGCACCTCAATGATGCCAGTTGGCGTGCTGCCGGTGCGAAAGAAGTTACTCGCATAGTCCTCAAGCGTCAAACCGAGGGCGAGCGAAACGCGAAGTTGATGGATCGGGTTGATGCCGCGCAATTCGCCTGGCATCGCGATAAGCGGAATGTGCAGGATTGTCTCCTGCCCGTACACCGCCGTCGGCTGACCGTGCCCCTGGTGGATCTTGTATTTGATCTCGCGGCCTTCGCGATAGATCTCCACTCTGCGCGGATCTACAGCCCTGACTTCTAGGACTTCACCGCGTTCGTCGCGTGGGGCGTAAACGAACGCGTTGCCGTCCGTGTACAGCGAAACCACGATCTCGCTGATGAGTTGGTTGATCGTATAGGTTGGCTCGTCAGGGATCGGCGTGAGCATCCACGACGGCTTTGCGCCCGCTGGGCGGTACGGTCGTCGGATGCCGTTGTCACGGCGATAGGCGTCAAGCGGGAAGGAAGAGACAACATCGGCGAGCAGCCGAACGCTGGCGTAAGCCGCCGTCAGTCCGAGCGCCGCCTTTTGGTCAACCTCGCGGTTGCCAAGGAACGGAACCTTGTCAAAGGCGAGCGGCGTGAGGTTTTGCAGCGTCAATGATCGTTGCTCAGGTGAGGTGAAGACGCGACGCAGGATGCTCACTTAGTCCCTCCAGGTATAGCCGAGAGCGACAAGGACGGCACCCAATGCAGCGATCAGGCTCAGCGGCTCAATGAGCCAGAGGCCTGCGATGACAAGGACGATACCCGACAACTCTAGGGTGGTTGATTTCATAGGGTAATGAACTCCGCTGCTTTGGGCGCCGCCGGCGCCTGTGCGTGGTAGCGGGCGCGGTCATACGACATCACCGCGCACACGCCTAAGTCAATCTTTCGTGGCGAGCCTCGGTGCTCCTTGACGATGCGTGGGCCGAAGCGGTCAATCTTGACCGAGCAATTATCTAAGTGACGGCTCAACGCCGCGTCGCCGTTGTGGCTAAGCGTTTCCTGGGTCACCGCCTCGTAGAAGGCCGCACACGCTGGCACCATCCGAGAAGGATTCTGCGGGTATATCACGACCGGCAGGCCGTCGGTCTCCCACTTTTGCAAGGTCCTCGCCCAGCGGTATGGGTCCGCGCTGATTTCGCGCACTTGGTATTTTTTGCAGAGGTCGTACATCCGCGCTTCTACTTCATCCATCGGCACCTGCCAGTGTGGATCATCTAGAGGGCGCTCCCATAGGGCTACCGGCTGGATAAACCCGTCCATCGTACAGGCCACTATCGCCGTGCAGTCGCCGGAGAACGAGCCGTCAAAGGCCAGAACAACCTGCTCGCCGTCCGCCAGAACGCGGTCCTGATGCAACGCGTCCCACGCACCAGATGGCAGCCAACTCGTGGCGCTATTAATCCATTGGTTCATACGTTTCGTGCGAAATTCGGCTTCTGGTGTTCTTAGCAACGCACTAGCGTAGTCTTCAGCGTCGGTCAAATCGCCGAGCGCTGGGTTCGCCACTGGCCAACTGTTCGGGTCCCTGTGGTCGGCGTCGGCTGGCGCTTCCCACCAAGCAAACCCGAAACTAGGGTCTGCCTGTTCGCCTGACGCTACTCGGCGCCCATACTGGTACAACGAAAAGGCGACGGAATCCTTGCCGGTTGAATCGCTCCTCTGACCAGCCGTCGTAATCGCTAGTAGGAGCGGCTCTGGCCTAGCGCCCATCGCGAGGCTCATCACATCAAACAGGTCACGGTTAGGGGCCGCGTGCAACTCGTCGTAAACCACCATCGTAGGACTCAAGCCCTCTTTGGTGTAAGCCTCCGACGAAAGCGCCCGATAAAACGAACCGGTGGCCTTGTCTTCAATGGTGTCGCGGTAAAGAGTCAGCCTCGCACTTAACTCTTCGTCAAGTTCAACCATCCGCTTGGCCGCGCCAAACACGAGTTTGCTCTGGTCTTTGTCAGCGGCGCACGAATATACTTCTGCGCCTTGCCCTTCCATCGTCAACCCGTAGAGGGCGATCACAGCAGCCAACGCCGTTTTGCCCTGTTTTCTTGGCAGCCCAACCAGATGGACTCGGTGGAGACGCTTGCCATCGTCTCTGCGAGCAAACACGTGATCAACCAAAGCCTCCTGCCAGCCGCGGAGTCTCAATTGATCGCCAGTACGCCCGGCTACGCTATCTTTGGTGATTTTCCCTTTGGCAGCGATAAACTCTCGCACCAGCACGCCGTCGCCCCGCCTAAGGGCTTCGTCTGGCACTGGCGAAAGGTGCGCCGCGGGCCAACCCTTTAGGCTTGCCTGCTTTTTCTTAGGTGCGCCTCTCTTTTGGCCGCCAACTCCTGTAGGGCGCTCCTCGCTTTGACCTCCGCTACCCCCAGCCGACTCCTGTCCGCCGGGGTCAACCCCAGTGACGACATCCACTTACGTACCTCCTCCGTGACGGCTTGCAACTGGCCAGCCGCTGGGTGCGCATACGCGTACCCTTTGTCCGTGTAGAGTACCCACCCCTCGGACTGCAACCGGGCTAGG